TGAGAAAGAGATTTAGTAATCTTTTCCATGACATACTTAAAACTCAATTGATTCTTAAGAATATTTGCACTCCCGAAGAATGGGAACAGATGAGTGATCATATTCAGTATGATTACTTGTATGATAATCATTTTGCAGAATTAAAAGACGCTGAATTAATGAATGATAGATTAGGACTTGTTGCAAGTGCTGATCCTTACATTGGAAAATATTTTTCTATTGATTATATTAGACGTAAAATCTTACGTCAGAATGATATGGACATTGCGGAACAAGACAAATTAATGGAGGCAGAGAGAGCTGCTGGCATGATTCCACCAACTGAACAAGAGATGCAGATTGCACAAATGGCAATGGATGCAGAACAAAAAACTCAAACAAGTAAACCTAAAAGTGAAGTAGAACCAGATGTTGATACAGAAAGTGTAGAAGCTCCAGAATCTCCCAAAGGTGGCGAGATATAAATAAAACATAGGTATAGGATTTTTATCTCATGGATGAATTAATGAACTTGATGATTGCGGATGAATCTCCATCTGAAATTAGTGATTCAATAAAAACTCAATTAATGCAAAAGGCTGGTGCAAGAGTTGATGCACTTAAGCCTGCGGTTGCAAATGCAATGATGGGTTACGAACTTGAATCTGAAGAAGATGTAGAACCAGATGCAGAAACAGTTGGTGAACTTGATAATGCTGAAGAAACCGAAGAGGAAGAGTAAATGGCACATCAACCTGTAGGCGCTGGTTTTAGTTTTGCAACGAATCAAACGAGTGCTTCACAAACTTTTACAGTACAATCGGACACACTTAGAGTTGTTGCTAAAAACGCTGGTCAACATGTAGCGATTGGAACTACTGGGCCTGCAACTACGACTGATTATTATGTCCCTGCAAATGGTTCTGCAACTTTAAATTTAGGTAGAGTTAGTTCTATCGGAGTCGCTGGAATTACAAAAGGAGCTGCAACAGTTATCACACTTCCAGAGGGAATGGGTAATCCATTTAAAGTTGATGATGTAATTGTGATATCTGGTGTCACTGGTGTAACAGGATTTAATACAACTGCAAAAATAGTTTCGATTCAAGAAGCTAGAGCCAGAGGTTTTGCACAGTTTGGTGCAGAATTAACAATTGATCATGACAGTCGAGCTCTTAATTCCGATAACGCAGTTGTTACTGCTGCAGCGGCAAGAAGACAATTAACTGTTTCAGCGGTAACTGATCATACAACAGCTGGTCAATTATTTGCACAACAGGTTCAAATATCAGGAGTACAATAATGAAACTCATTACAGAAGAAATAGAACAGGTTGAAGTTATTGTTGAAAATCGCAACGGTAAGAAAAACTTGTTTATTGAAGGTGTATTCCTTCAAGGTGAAATAAAAAATCGTAATGGTAGAATGTATCCAATGCAAACTCTTGCTCGTGAAGTTGGAAGATATAACGAAAACTTTGTAGAGAAAGGTAGAGCTCTTGGAGAATTAGGTCATCCAGATGGCCCAACTGTCAATCTTGACAGAGTATCCCATAAAATTGTATCTCTCAGAGAGGATGGAAATAATTTTATAGGAAAAGCAAAGATTCTTAGCACTCCAATGGGTAAGATCGCATCTAATTTATTAGGTGAGGGTGTCAAACTTGGTGTTTCATCAAGAGGAGTAGGGTCTTTAAATAAAACTAACGAAGGATACAGTGTGGTAGGAGAAGATTTTACTCTTGCTACTGCTGCTGATATCGTTGCAGATCCCTCTGCTCCAGATGCTTTCGTAGATGGCATTATGGAAGGAAAGGATTGGGTATGGGATGGTGGCATACTTCGTGAGAGGATTGCAACTAAAACATATAAACGCATCAACACTCTAGTTGATCAAAACAAATTAGACGAAAAGAAATTAAGCGTCTTTGAAGATTTCTTAGCAAATCTTTAAATATATAAATAAAAACAGATTATACAAAGGTAATTCGGAGAGTTCAAATGTCCCGTGGGAAAAATTTACAAGAAATGGAGAACGCCGTAACCAAGGGTGCAAAACCAGCTGAGCCTATGCAAACCATGGCAGGCGTGAGTTATGAAGACCTCGGTGGCCCAACTCCAGAAAATAATTCACCAACAGACGATTCTAATAAATTAAAGGATCCTGCTGGTGAAGGTTCATATGCAGCAAATTTAAAATCAGTAAAAGGTGTTATGTCTAAATCAGAAACCCCTAAAGCTCCAAAAATGGAAGAAGCAGAAACTGAAGAAGAGGTAGTTGCAGAAGACCAAACTTCTGAAGAAGAAGTAGTCGCTGAGGAAGAGGAAGTTACTGAACTTCCCGAAATCACTGACGAAGTAGACATCGATGACGATGTTAATGCACTTCTCGGTGGTCAGGAACTTTCTGAAGAGTTTAGAGAGAAAGCTAAGACAATTTTCGAGGCTGCTCTAAAATCTAAAGTTACCGAACTTAGAGAAGCCATGGAAGCTCACTACGAAGCAAAGCTCGTAGAAGAGGTCGAAGGCATGAAAGACGAACTCATCGAGCGTGTTGACTCTTACTTAGAGTATGTCGCAGATGAGTGGTTACAAGAAAACGCACTCGAAGTAGAGCGTGGAATTAGAACCGAAATGACTGAATCATTCCTCGAAGGAATGAGAGGTCTCTTTGAAGAACATTATGTATCAATCCCTGAAGATAAATATGATGTCGTTGAGAATATGGTAGACAAACTTGACGAAATGGAATCAAAACTCAACGAGCAAATCGAGAAGAATATAGCTATCACAAAGAGTCTCTCAGAGGCAACAGGTGGTAACATCCTTTCCGATGTTTCTGAAGGTCTATCGACCACTCAGAAGGAAAAGCTCGCTTCACTTGCCGAAGGTGTTGAGTTTGAAAGTGAAGAATCTTATAAGGAAAAGCTTGAGACTCTAAAAGAGTCATACTTTAAGGCTGCTCCAAAAAGAAGTGACTCGGAAGTGTTAAACGAAAGCGCTGCATCACCAGATGTTTCTGGTAGTATGGCGGCATACATCCAGGCACTATCCCATGCCACTAAAAAGTGAATCTCAACTTGTTAATTAATCAAACGTAAACTTATTAGGTAAAAACGCAAATGTTTGGCAACGCAGAACAATTGCAAGAGAAGTGGAAGCCCCTTCTAGAGCATGATGGAATTGATGAAATCAAGGACAATCATCGTAAAGCGGTAACTGCTGTCTTGCTTGAGAACCAAGAAAGATTTTTAAATGAGGAAAGATCATTCCTCTCAGAAGCCCCAACAGTTAATACTAACACTGGATCCAGTGCTGGTTTCTCTGGTGGTGCAACAGCAACAGGCCCTGTTGCTGGTTTCGACCCAGTTCTAATCTCGTTGATTAGAAGATCTATGCCTAACTTGGTGGCATATGACCTTGCTGGTGTTCAACCAATGAATGCTCCAACAGGACTCATTTTCGCAATGAGATCCAGATTTGTTGATGGCACAAATGCTAACAACATGCTTGGAACAGAGGCATTATTCAACGAACCAGATTCAGCATTCTCTGGACAGAACCAAGAGGATACATATACAGATGGATTTACATCTGTTACAACTGGTTTAGGTACAACTGCTCAGTCAGGTACTAACCCAGGCGCTCTTAACCCTTCAACAGATGCAAAACAAGTTGCATATGATGTTGGTCAAGGTATGCGTACAGATGACTCCGAAGATCTTGGAGAATCTGGAAAGACTTTCAACGAGATGGCTTTCTCAATCGAGAAAGTTACTGTGACTGCAAAGTCAAGAGCTCTAAAAGCACAGTACAGTTTAGAATTAGCACAAGACCTTAAGGCAATCCACGGATTGAACGCAGAGGCTGAGTTAGCAAACATTCTATCAACTGAAATTCTTGCTGAGATCAACAGAGAAGTTATCAGAACAATCTACAAGACTGCTGAGACAGGTGCTCAGGTCAACGTAGCATCTGCTGGTACATTCAACTTAGACACCGACTCAAACGGAAGATGGTCTGTTGAGAAATTCAAAGGACTATTATTCCAGATTGAAAGAGATGCAAACGCTATTGCACAAAGAACTCGTCGTGGAAAGGGTAACATCATCCTTTGCTCTGCTGACGTTGCTTCTGCACTTACAATGGCTGGTGTTCTAGATTACACCCCTGCACTTAACGTTAACTTAAACGTAGACGACACAGATAATACATTTGCTGGTGTTATCAACGGTAAGTATAGAGTATACATTGATCCATTCGCTGCTAACAGTGCTGCAACTCAGTATTATGTTATCGGTTACAAAGGAACATCTCCTTACGATGCTGGACTATTCTACTGTCCTTACGTTCCACTACAGATGGTTAGAGCTGTTGGTCAGGATACATTCCAACCAAAAATTGGCTTTAAGACTCGTTACGGAATGGTTGAGAACCCATTCTCACAGGGAACAACACAAGGATCAGGAACACTTACTGTTAACGCAAACCGTTACTACAGAAGAGTATCTGTTACAAACCTTATGTAAGTCATATTGCATATTTTTTACAGAGACCCGAAAGGGTCTCTTTTTTTGTGTCTAAATAGTAACATGGACGATAAAGAAGCCGCAAAACTTATTATCAAAAGATCAAAGAAAAATCCAATTTTATACTCACCCGCTGAGATTCTTTATGTTAAGAGAATCAAAAAATTGCAAAAAGTAAATGACTAATTCGATATCACCCTTTGACAAACAAATAGCCAACAGGAACTATATGTCTCCTCTTGGTTTTAAGTTAATTATAACTAAAACA